CTACGTTTAACTTTGGGAGGTAGGGTTTCTTTCTTAGGTTTGATCTCTACAAGGTATTGTGCCCCTGACCTATCTTTATAATATACGTCAACAAAGTACCGATGCATACGTTTATCTGTCTCACATCGGTAAGGTATTACTACTTCTTCTGAGTTCCATTCAACAATATCAGGGTTTGCATCTATCCATCTGAATGTATTTCTTTCCCATAATGATCTATAAACAACCTTATCTGGGTCACCTTTGTATTTTTCTGCGTTTTTAGGGCGGTATTTCCCCTTGTACGTCATTCGAGCCATTATAAATAACCTTATAGTATTTTAAAAGTTTACAGTTACGGAGCTATTTATGGCACTTCGATATCCCCTTAATCACGACGCAGGTGACAAACCTTTTATTTTGTTCACTTCACATCGTGCAAAATATACAACTGCGTTTAAGTCTGATAGCGGGGCGGTAAAGGAAATCCACAAAAATGATTCTGGTTCTTGTGCAATGTACATGCCTCAAGGTTTTCAGGTATCAGACACTATGCGTTATGAATCAGCTGCAGGTGGTTTAGCTGGTGGCGTTATAGAAAATGTCATTAACGATAATAGTGACTATAGTCTGGATGATGTGGTTAACGTTGCATCAACCGGTGTTGCTGCAGCAACTACAGCACTTGCTGGATTAATAGGTAATGCCGTTGGCGGGCCCGCTGGAGCGTTTGCTGCAGGTACAGGTGGTGCTTCAGTAGGTACAGCTTTAGAAGCTATTCGAAGCAAGAAAATGCAGAACACTTTAAACCCTCAAGAGTTTATGCTTTTCAGAGCCCCAGGTATGAGAGCATTTAGTTTTACTTTTAGTATGATACCTTCCTCACAAACAGAAGCTGAGCAAGTGACAAAGATTATTAAATTCTTTCGTACTAAAATGTATCCTACTCTTGATGCAAAAGCTCTGATGTATAACTTTCCTGAAGTGTTTAATGTTTCATTTCATAATGTTCAAGGTATTCCTAAGATTGCGGAAGCTGCATTAACAAATGCTAGCACAACGTTTAACCCTAACAGCATGTCTTATTTTAAGCGATCACAGACACCTGTTGAAATCGGCTTGACATTATCATTCCAAGAGTTAATGCCATTGTCGCAGAAAAATATAGAGGATGATTTTTAATGGCATACTTCAAAACCTTTAATAATGTGGAATACGACTTTGATGGTAGCGGTATTAATAAAACTATTAAAGACCTATCCCAGTATTCTACTATTATCTCTAAAAACTTAGATAATGTTTCTTTCTATTCTTATTATAGTATACTAGATGGAGAAAGGCCGGACACTGTATCGCAAAAACTATATGGAACACCTGCTTATTATTGGATGTTCTTTCTTATAAACGAAGACCTTCAGAATTACTGGCACGATTGGCCTAAGGGTTCTGAAGCTTTACGTAGTTATATAGAAGCAGAGTTTGTTGGCCTTGCAGCAATCTTTGATGCAGACGTATCCGCGTTTGGTAAATTTGTAAAAGGCGGGACAGTGCAAGGTTCTCTTTCATTAGCAACCGGTAAAGTTGTAGCGATATATCCTACAGCTGGCTATATTCAAATAGAACAAGATACAACATCACCCGCAGATTTTAGAACGGCTGGAGAAACTATCACACTTACTGCATCTAATAGTGCACTCGCTGCTGATGTTGGTAAGGTAGGTAATACCTTATCTTGTACTTCTATTGTTAAAGCTGCTTATGGTCCAGCGTATCATATAGATGATGGTACATTAGAACGAACACGTCGACGTACTGCGGGTACAAGTCCTGTTACAAACTTCGAAGTAAGTACCGCTCAAAACCTTGCTAAGTCAAAAATAAAAGTTGTTAAACCAGAATTTGTTGGTGATATTGTAGAAGCTTTTGAAAAAGCAATGAGAGAAGCATAATATGCCAGAACCTATGACTAATGATTTGAGAGATGCTTCTCCAAGAATATTAAGAGACCTAAGGGTCTATATCTCAACGCGCATTGAAGAAGTAGAAATTACTCATCTTGTTATTGAGGTATCTATCTTTGAGGCTATCGATAACCCGTTCTTACACGGCGAAGTAATATTTGCTGATAACGCAGGCCTTGTGGCTATTCTTCCTATAATAGGTCAAGAAGAAGTGCGTATCAAATTTACAAGGAGAGGCAAGACAGTAGAAAAAACATTTGCTTGTACTCGAGTTAAAGGTATAAAGAAAGTATCAGGAGAATCAGCAGGTGTTGTATTAACTATTACTTCTAAGAAACATTTGACCAATGCAGTATCTTTATTTTCTAAATCATATAGTGGCTTAGCATCAGATATTATTGACAGCATCCACTTTAATTACTTTGCCGAACATATAGATGTTAAGACACCATCATCAAGTGCACATCACATAGTATTCCCTTATAGTAAACCATATGCAGCTATTGATACAGTAATAAGTAAAACATTTGGAGAAGATGGAACTCCATATTTTTTATTCGAAAATTTATTTGGTGACAAGCCGATACTACAATCACTACAGTCTATGGTTGGCGATGCAAAGGATATAAAAAATCTTCCGGTGCTTTCTAGTAGAAAAGTAACGAACAAGGATTATACTGGCCAGGGCACACGATACTTAGACGATTCTTTGGGCGTACTATATGAATATGAAATAATTAAAAATTCAGATACCTTAAAAATTCTAAGCGGTGGAGCTTTACTTAATAATACTATTAGACTTAATGTTGCGAATAACGAATGGTCTGAAATTGAGTTTAATCATTCTTTACATGCTCCAACCTTAGCTCCATTAGATCCGTATAGATTGTATACTGTTGATGCAAAGAATCTTAATTCAAATGAGCTTAAACCTTCTGTTAGTCTTGAAATGCATAACCCTATCGCATATGAATCATTAGGTGTAACAGATCTTAATACTCAAAGCGATTCATTATCATTGACTAAGCTTGATTCACGAATTACAAGGATAAATGATATGGTACGCATATCCACTTATTCTGATTCAGACCCTGAGAATTATCAAGCTGGTAAATCTGTAAACCTAATAATTACTCCTAATAAACCAGCGTTAGCTGGTGAACCAAATGATAAGGACGAATTATTTTCTGGATCTTATGTCATATCTAGGATTAGACATTACATTAAAGGAGCTGAATATACTGTGTCAATGGAATTAATACGTGATGGTTTAAGCTTCATGGAGAATAATTAATGTTATATTTTGGAACAGTAGAAGATCGTAATGACCCTCAGGAAATTGGACGAGTAAGAGTCCGAGTGTTTGGGTTACACAGTTCTGATAAAATTAATGATATTCCTACGTCATCATTGCCGTGGGCTCCTGTCATGAATCCTACAACTACTCCTGGAAATTCAGGCTTAGGACAAACTCCGTTTCTTGTTCCTGGTTCTTGGGTAGTATTATCGTTTCTTGATGAAGATATGCAATCGCCTATTGTTATGGGTTCTGTGCATGGTCTACCATATACAAAACCTAATTCAGAAAATGGATTTGCAGATCCAACCGCAACATTTCCAAGAGAAGTTAACGAATCATCTATACCTCGACGTGCTCGTGGCACAAGTAATATAGTAAAACAAGTAGCTGGAACTGAACCTGCTGATCCTTATAATGCAAAATACCCATACAACCATGTATTTAGTTCTGAGTCAGGACACATGATAGAGATGGATGATACACCTAACCACGAAAGAGTTCACGTATATCATCGCAGTGGTTCATACGTTGAAATCCATCCTGACGGTTCTATGGTAGTTCATTCAAGTAATCATTACAACTCAAGTCAAAAGCTTGAAATAAATGTTACTAATAATGCTGACATTAACGTTGGCGGTAATATAAACGTAAAAGCTGGTGGTACATTAGATATTCATAGTTCAGGTAATATTAAAATGTCATCGGTTGGTAGTATTGATATTGCGGCAGGTACTACATTTAAAGCATCGTCAGCTGGTGAGATGGACTTATTTGGTTCTCTTATAAATCTTAAAAAACCAGGGGTAGTTGCTACTAGTCCTTCGTACGTTGCATCAACTACTGCTAACGCGACCTTGGTAACTCCATTAAATTCGGTTGTTGAGCCTGATGGTAATTCATCTTACTCAACGCAAACTGCCGCAGGCATAACAGTTCCACGTAAAGATCAATCTTCTGTGGCTACAACGTTTAAGCCAGTAATTCCTGAGTGGTTGCAGTAATGCCAAAAGCATGTAGAATAACTGATCTAATTACTATACACGAATGCGGTGTTATTCCTACAGCGCTCACTGGATCGGCTGATGTATTCATAGAAGGTAAAGGTGCACATAGACAAGAAGATTCAAATTCTTCACATCCTTCCGTACCTGAAGCAAGTGGTTGTACACCACATATAACACAACTAACTTCTGGTTCTCCAGACATTTTTGTTAATGGTAAACCCTTGGCCAGAGTAGGTGATTCATATGGCTGTGGTATCGAATTAACTTCGGGTGCGAGTAACGTTTCCGCGAATTAGGGTTATAAATAACAGTATGGCAAATACAAATTCAAATATTAGCTCTCGTAAAAAGCCTTACGCTGACTTTGATTTTTCTTTTTTAAAGCATCCTGTAACCGGTGATGTTCCTATTAAAAGAGATGTTGAAGCGGTGAAACAGTCTGTGCGTAATATCTTACTCACAAGACGCGGCGAGAAATTCTTTGATCCAGATTTTGGTGGATCATTAACTGAGTTCCTTTTTGAAAACTTCGACCCGATAGTCAAAGCAGATATGGAACAAAGAATTATCGGTACTCTTAGAAACTATGAGCCGAGAGTAAAAGTTTTAGATGTACGCATTGAAGATCTATCTTATAGAAATGCACTAAGCTTAAACTTAGAAGTACAAATCCTGTCACCTGAAGACGTGACCACAAACATAGAATTCATTATTGAGAGGCTCAGATAAATGACTGATACTAACCGCCTTAAAGTTTCGGAGATGGATTTTGATGCCATCAAGACAGACTTAAAGACATTCATGAAAGCCCAAACCACTTTTGAAGACTACAACTTCGAAGGGTCTGCTTTAAGTTCAATGATTGACGTAATGGCATATGTAACTCATTACAATGCAATCAACGCTAACTTTGCAATCAACGAAACATTCTTAGATAGCGCAAGATTACGTCCTTCAGTAGTATCACACGCTAAGATGCTTGGTTACACACCACGTTCATCTTATCCTGCTGTTGCATATATTACTGTCAAAGTAAATTCTCCTGTAGGTGTTATTGATTCTGATGGTAATTACTTACCTTTGACAATGACAAAGGGCACAGTATTTACTTCTACAATTGATGGCGTCACATATAAGTTTGTTAACGATCAAACGGTATCAACAACAAGAGATGCTGATGGCGAATATATCTTTACTAATATTAAAGTATTGCAAGGTTCATATAAAAGTATAGAATACATATACGATTCTGCGTCTGCTGAATCATACCTAATACCATTTGATAACGCTGTAACCTCAGAACTTACAGTTAAGATTAAAGCTTCAGATACAAACTCTGCAGTAGATACCTATTCTTCTTCAGTCAATGTGACTGCAGTAACATCAGCATCTAAAGTATATTTCCTTGAAGAGCATCGCACCGGAATGTTTGAAGTTAAGTTTGGTGATGGTGTTCTTGGTAAGAAACTAGACAATGGAAACATCATCCAATTAGAAACATTAGTTACTGATAACGATGCGGCAAACGGTGCATCAGTATTTGCACTCGCTGGAACAATTAATGGTAATACAGATATAACATTAACTGTTGTGTCTAAAGCAGCTGGTGGTTCTGAGAGAGAAGATTTAGAATCCATTAAGTTCAACGCTCCGCTATCATATGTTTCTCAGAATCGTGCAGTGACACCAGATGATTATAAAACTATCATCCAAAATAACTACGCGAACATCGATGCCATATCAGTTTGGGGTGGTGAAGATAATGATCCACCAGATTACGGAAAAGTTTATATCTCTATTAAACCTAAGGATGCTGAGGTACTTACCGCTACAGATAAGACACTCATCATTTCTCAGTATCTTAAACCTAAGAATGTGGTTTCGATTACTCCTACAATTATAGATCCACAATATACTTACATTTCTCTGGATGTATTCTTTAAGTATAATCCTAACGTAACTTCACTTTCTTCTGATGCGCTTGCTGCATCAATTCGTGAGGTTATTCGTCTATATAATACTGACCAGCTAAAACGTTT